ATCTCCTGCTAATAGACCAAAACTATAAGCATCTGGTTGATATTTTAAAACATCAGCAGCTACTATAACATTTGAACCAGTAAAGTTTGGCATAATCTAAAAAAAAATTAAATAAATTAATAAACAAATTAAAGGTATTGAATAAAAAGGGTTATTTTTAGCTTTAATCCAGATATATTTTTTCCATTTTTTTAGTTTAAATATTAGATATTGGTTCATAGTTTTTTCTTTGGTTTAGATTTATTTAACTTAATAATATTTTCTTTTTTAATTTCAGGATTTTGATTTTTATTATTTTCAACAAGCTCAAATCCTCTAAAATTATACATTTTTAAATTTGTTTTGTAGTCTACCTCACTTCTAAAAATAGTTTTATTGCCTCTTTGTAATTGAACTTTTTTAATATTTTCTATTATTTTCATTTTATATAATCCTTTAAGTTTAACAAGAGGGCTATTTCTAGCCCTCTTATATTATTCATTGTGATTATTGAATAGATGAATCATGATGTAATTCTACACCATAAGAATCATTTATTTCTGCTACTCCATAAACTGAAGTTGCTACAATTTCTTCTGCTCTTAAAGAAGCATCTCGTTGAGTTTCAATCTTGACATCTTGCATGATTGCCATAGCAAGAGCATCACGATGGAAAGCCCCACCTTTATAATCGCCAGCTGTTCCTGTGTTACTTAAATTTGCAGTTTCAAATACATTTAAACCTGCAAGTTTACCCACGAAACCATTTCTTAATGCTTCATTTGCTAAATCATTTGAAGCACTATTAGCGAAAGTATTAGTTAGGTTCGCTTTAAGATCATAAGCAATTTTTGGGTGCAATACTACCTGACATTCTGTGATTGGTAATGCTGCTGCTCTAAGTGTGGATAACGCATCGAAAATTACTGCTGCGGTTATATTTGTTGTTCCATCACCAAGTGCAGTACTAAAACCATCAAATAATGCAGTTAGGTCTGTGTCTTGTTTTCTTGCAATCGCTTCTCCAAATAATTTACCAATATCTGCTGCTACATTTCTTGGTGCAGAATTTTTAGCTAAATCTGTGAGAGTCGTCATAATTCCGATTTCACTAGCTGTAATGGTAACACTAGTTGGGTTGATTGCTGTGTTAGATAAATCAGTTGCTTCGTTTACTGCTGCTGCGGATACTTGAGCATAGATCGGAACTTCAACGGATTTACCACCACCAATTATACTGTAATTTCTTACTATGTTTCTCATGATGGATTTTTCTGAAGCTACAAATTGTGCTTCAGCTACGATCTCGGTAAATAATTCCGAAAGCGTAGATGATGTTGTTTCATTTGCCATTTTTTTTTCCTATATTGTTTATTTATTTAAATTGATTTTTACAGGACTAGAATCACGTTTTTTTCTATATTCAGCATACGCTTGACGATCTTCTGGTCGAGATAAATCTAAATCCTGAATTTTAAAAGTTGGGTTTACAGTCTTACCACCGATACTACTCTGGCTTCCTGAACCAGACAAAGACGCTTGTCGGAAATGTTGGTTAGTATCTAGAAATTCTTTAACTAAATCTTCAATAGTTAATAATTCACCTTTTTGATTGTATCTTATATTAGAATTTTTATCAAGTATTTCTGTTCTACCATCATCATTATATTTTATTTGATCTTTTAATAAAAGAACTACTTGTTGTGGATTTATAGCTTTATTTTGAGAAGCAAAACTTAAAATAGTATTATCTATTTTGTCTTTTTTAATTTGACTTTTATATTTAATAATCTCATTTTCTTTTTCTTGTAATCTCTCTTGCATAATTTTTTCAAGATCAGATTTTGTTTTAGCTTCTTGGAATTGTTTTTGTTTTATGATTTCAGCTTGTTTATTTTCTTCTTCAAGAAGTTTTTTTTCATATTTTCTTTTTTCTGACTCAAGTCTAACTTGTATCATTTTATCAAGTTGCTCTTGGGTAAATGTCATTTGTTTAACTTCTGATTTATTTTCTGTGTCATTTGTTTGTTCATTTTTCGGTTGAACTACCTCTTTTTCTTGCGTCATTAAGACTCCTGTTTGTTTATATTATAAGTTCTCCATCTTTATTATACCAATCTAAATTTACATAACTCCAATGGTGTCTACAATTATAACCCCCTCGAACTATTAGAGGGTTACCTGATTTTTTACCTTTCCAATTTTTGGTGTTCCATATTTCTTCAACTTCTTCAATTGTAAAGATATTCCCAGGTCTTTTACTATATAGACCATTTAAAATATTTTTACAATGGTCTCTTGTAGTAGGAATAATATCTCCATTATATTGAAGATATTCTAGCCCTGCGTCCCGTGCCTTGTTAAAATTGACAGTCGCATCAAAATCCCTCAATGAGTCATTTAGAATTTGTCCTGCATATCTTTTCATATTTTCACCTACTCGATCACTTGCAAATTTTGATTGAAGGGTTTGTATAGATTCATTAACTTGTTTTTGTATTGATGCAGATTTTTTATTTTCGTTATTTTTAATAAAATTTACTAATTTACTTATTTCTTTGTCATCTGAACTAGCATAGATACCATTAATTGTTTGTCTAAGTTGTTTTTCTAGTGTGGGAAAGTCAGTTCCTAATAAAGTATTTTCATAAACTTTTTCAGATAATTTTTGAGTAAATGTGTTTGAGACATCTTTGAACTGAATAAAATATTGTTGTTTTAAATTTTGAATAAGAGCCAAATCTCCTTTTGTTATTTCTTGAAACTCTTTTGGAATATTACCTATTGCTTTAAAACTTTTTTCAATTCTTTTAGCTTGTTTATTAAAACCCTCACGCACCAAAGTATCTGTCCAAAGTAAATATTCTTTTTCTAATATAGATTTAATTTGAGGTCTAATAGCAATAGCAGATTGAAGATCAATTAATTTACCATCTGTTAAAGGCAACTTACTAGCTGAATCAACAACTTGTTTTTCAATATTGTCTAAAGTTTTAATTAAAGTTTCATAATATTTTGCTTCAGCAATATCTATCTGTTTGATGCGGTATAAAATTGCATCTTTAACTATATCTGACATTTATTAGATTTGTTCCTGAGCAACTTCTTTGTCAGGAACTAGAACTTCTTCTTGAGTAAATTCTCCAACTTCTGATTTAAATTCTATTTCCGCAAAAATTTTATCTAATTTTTCATCATCATCAATTACTGCTCTTGCAATTTCTTTATCCACTTCTTTTGCAAAAGTAGGTGAAGCAATACCAAATGCTTTAGCTTGTTGGAAGAAAGTAAGATCACTTGCAAAATCTCTAATATTAAATGAATCAGGATAATTTATTTCGCCATCAAAAATTGTATCTTGGAATAAAGCATACAATCTAAATAATTGTTCTTCACATATTTCAAGGTTGTCAGCTTTTTCTGATAATCTTGCATTTAATAATTCAAACTCTGTTTGTAATGCAACACCTGAACTCACTCCAGTTTTACTTGTTCTGATTGCTCCTGTGTGTGATATTCTATTTATACTTTCTACTTTATTTTTTATTGAATCCATTATTGACTGTAAAGAACTTCCTGAAGGTTGTAACAAATAAGGTCTTAAATTAGAATCCATATCGTCAGGCATTTCTATAACTGCACCCGCACCTGCACTAGCATTAACACTTGGAGTTTTTACTAATGAAGGGTGATTTGTTAATCGGATTAACTGTTCCATTTCAGAATATTCGTTATAAATACTTTTCTGTAAATCTGCTATATCAGTTAAATCTGAATGACCTATTGCTCGTTTATGAGATTTAGCATTATACAGAATTACTGCTGGTATTTTACCTAATTTATTTTCAACGCTGTCAATTAATTGAGGCTCTGATTGGTGTGGTAAATAAATAGTATCAATTCGATCTAGGTACCACATACGAATATACATACCCTTAAATTGATCTACTTCTTCTTTTATTTTTAAATAATTTAATTCATACTTTCCATTGATTTGACGTTCAAAATTCCAATCTAAAACATTTTCAGAGGTAACAATACTTAAGTATGGTCTTATATCTTGTTCTAATTCTTCGGCTCTTGTGTTAGTTGTTATGTTTGGTTTATCTAAAATTAAAAAACATTGACCATAAATTGAAGCATAATTTTGTGCTTGTTTAATAACTGAATTGAAATTGTTACCCTCTAAATCAGCATCTTTTAAAAAAAATTCTAAGGACGCTTCATCTCTCAAACTAGCAAATTCTCTAGTCGGTTTTACTCTGAATAAAAAACTAGAATAAATTTGAATTATATTTTTACAATGATTATCGCAAGGCGTGTTTCTTAATCTTTGAGTATATTCATTGTCTAACTCTAAATTATACCTATTTAAGTATTGACCTACACTATAATCATATCCACCATTGTATGACCTTATATAATATTCCCAGTTCATAAAATTTTCTTTATAGTCTTTATGAACGTCTAATGCTTGTTCTCTTGAATATGCCATTTATTTCATCACCCATCTGGTTGGTTTCGAAAATATAATATTAGATTTTAAAGGTTTGATATAATCAATCATGTAACCTAAAGCATCATTCATGTGGTCGTATCCTTGTTCTTTGTCAGGAATATTTGTATTTTCCTTGTATATTTGTCTTTGTAATCCTTTTATCAAAGATTTGCAAGTTTGTGAAATAAAAATATGTCTTATGTTATTAGAATCTTTAAACATAGAATTGACATTATTTATACGATCTCTGATCGGAGTATGACTGTTTTTGATTTTTACTTTGAAATTAGCATTTTGCAAAATACTTAAATCAGTTTTGCCACCTGCAGAACTTTTGCGTTGCTTAGCAGCTGGATCAGGATAAATAAAAATTTGAATTTTAGAACCATATCTGTCTCTTATTTCTTGTACCATTTCATCAGTATTTGAACCATAAATAATTATCTCATCAACTATATATATTTTTTCTTTTTCAATTTGACCAACACAAGCGGACATTGGATCAATACCAAAATCCATTCCTATATGTAGTGGTTTTAGCCAATCTATTTCACGTTTTATTACACTATCCACAGGGTGAAAATTATAATAAACTGCACCCGAATAATTTTCAAAAGAACCTTCAAATTCTTGCCTAAAAGTTCTAATGTCTAAATCTTGTCTTGCTTGTTCAATTTCTTTAAGAGTAACCATTTGACCATCTAAAGTAGTAAATTGAAAAGATTCCCATTCTTTATCTTGTTTACCTTTTAAATATAATTCATAAGACCAATTTCCATATCCTTTGGGAGTACCACAGAATAAGACATGACCTAAAGTATCTGAAATACTAGCCCTTAAAACTTCATACCATGTACGTTTGTCAATATCAGCAAATTCATCTAATATTAAAAAATCTAAGCCTGTGCCTCGAAGACTATCATAATTATCTGCACCTTTTAAAGAAATAGAAGAATTAGATTTTTTTAATATTATTGTCATAGTAGTTTCATTTAAATCTTCAATCCAATTAAATTTATTCAACATTTCTTTTAAGGTTCCCCAAACTATTTCTTTAGCCATTTTAAAGGTTGGTGCAACATACCAAACTTTTTTATTGGGTTGTGCAGCATACTTCATCATTTCGGTTACCGCTAAATATGTCTTACCGAATCTTCGCCCTGATATTAAAATTCTAAATCTAGCTTTTGATTGACTAATTTTTAACTGAGGTTTTGTCAGACTGATTTTCATGACAAAAATATTTTAAAAACAATTTTTCTTCATTAAATTTTTTATGACTTACATTGTATTTTTCATACATCTTTTTAACAGCAAACTGATGACATTCAGTCCACGAATCAAATTTTTTAGGATACACGCTTGGATTTCCACAATAGTTACTTATAGCTGAACACAATGAAAAAACTATTACAAATTTCATTAAATAAACTATACTTATTTTTAATCATTTATCTAATTAAATTTCAGGTTTTTTTACCTTATTTTCAATAGCTAAACAAGTATATGTTGCATATAATTGATTATCTTCAATTTGTTGCCTAGTAAAGTTAGATTGAGAAAATAAATTTTCATAAGATAATCCGATTCCATTTTTAATACAATCATAAAAACTTGCCTGTTCAATAGGAAATTGTGTAGGAATGTAACAAGTTTGGTTTATTAAAGAACATATATACAAAGTTAAAGTAAATTTCATAAATCAAAAAACTTTTTTATTTTTTGGTGAATGACATAAATAAAGATAAATAATATAAATACTTTAATCTCTAAAGGAATAATTGAATTAAGAATTAAAATACTTTCAGTAATCATCTATAATCAGGTTTAAAATTCATAAAAAACTCTATACTAAATAATTTTTACATTTTGATAATTGATTAGATTATCATAGATGTAATCCTATTAAAAATGTTTTGTTTAGATTAAATTTTAAAATTCTTTTGCCAAGATTTAATTGCCCAATACGCAGGAGATAAATTTTTTTGACCTTTAACATTTGCAAGAATAGGTCTAAATCTTGCAAAAAATGATTTCTGTCTACTAGGAATATTCCTTTTGATACTCATGCCTTTCGCTCCAAATCTTACTATTTTTATTTTATTAGAATTGTAATCTCTTACATATACAGCAAATTTTTTAGAACTATTTGATGCTCTAAATGGTACGTTTAATTTGACATTTCTGTTTTTATATTTTGCCATTATCTTAAAAAATATCTTTTACGCCAAGCATGGCAAATGTAATTATCTTTTACAAATTTTGAGTCCCACTTGCCACAGTATTGTCTTCGGTTTGAATATAGCCCACAATTTCCACAAGCATTTTTACCTTTAGTTTTTGAAAATGATTGAGGTAATTTATAGTCTATGATCTCCCCATTTGGATAAAAATTTGGTCTTTTTTTTTCTTCAGTAAGATTATTCATTTCCCCTGTCCTCTATATTTTTTATATGATCTTTTTTTATTTTTATTCATTGATGACATTTTAACAATACCATTTCCAATGTTAGTTCTTTTATAATTTTTATGAGAAATAGAATTAGAACCATAAAGATTCCCTTTCCTATTCATTTACTTCTTCAGCTTTAAGATCAATAATTAAAGGTAATGGTTCAGTAATATTTTCTGTAATAGTTCGATCCTTCATACCTAGATAGTTTTTGCTGAGCCAAATTTGCATATGCGTATTGTCTTTCTTGATTGCCTTGTCCCACATCTTTTTTCTTAAAGATGCTTTGCCTTTTTCTCGAAACTGGTCAATAATTTCTGCATAATTTCTTCGTAAAGTTTTAGCACTTAAATTCATAACAGCAGCAATCTCATAATCAGGACACCCAATTGATGCAAGATTTTTAAGAATTTCTACATCAATAATAATTTTAGGACGACCAACTGATTTTTTTTCACTTATGATATTATCTTGAATTTTGTCCATTTTTGATTCTAAAATTTATTTTCTTTTTCTTCTTAAATCGGTATCATGTTTTCTTGAACCTCGTATAAAAGAATTGACACGAGCCATAGCCCAAGCTGCCATAGAAACTCTTGGTCTTGAGCCTGAACTTAACCATGCACCTTGACCCCTTGAATAAACCTTTTTAAGTTGTGATAAAGTTACTGATTTTCTACCTTTAGCTTTAAGTCTTAATGAATTAATAACTTGCGAAGATAATGCCATTATTTTACTCTTTGTTTAAATAATGATTGGGGTATTCTACCGCCAGATTTATATATTTTACTCATTTTTTTTATTAAACTTGCTCTTGAACTTCTTTTGCCAGATTTAAGACCGGATAAATATTTTTTTGGTAAACCAGTTTTTTTGTCTTTTGGTACTTTTCTAGGCATTTAACAATTTTTTTAAATTAATTACACAACCAATGGGTATGCAATTTCTATCACTAAAAAACTCATGATTTAAATCATAAGAACTGAAAGTTTTTAAAAATTTTTTATTTTTAGAAAATACATAAGCATTAGTGCAAATAATCGCAGGTTTCATTTCAAAAAACTCATCAAAAGAACTATGCCCTGTGTCGCCTAAAATATCATACCAAGTTATTTGGCATAAATAATAAATTTTTTTTTTAATTATACAATGTTTATATTTAGCATATTTGGTCATTAATGTTTTTTTTTATTTTTAGATTGTAAAATAGCTTTCAAATATTCAACTTGTAATTGCAGTTGTCTATTTTTAACACTTAATAAAATAATTCTTTTACGACAATATTTAAACAATCTTAAAATAATTTTCATTAATATTCTTTAAGAGGTTCTTGTTTAAATTTATGTTTTAGATATTTTTTGCCATTTAATAATAAAATATTATAATTTCCTTCAGTTCCTATAACTTTATCCACAACCTTGCTTGACCTAGTATTATTATATAATTCATTAGTATAATTATTTAGTACTTGTTGCTGTAAGTGGTTTGTAAGTGGTTGTTCGTCAGAAACAAATTGAAATTTGTCATAATTTACAAGGCTAATTAGAGTAACTTTTCTGTTCAAGTGATTTTTAGTGGGCTGTAAGTGGTTAGTCCTAGTGGTAATCATGTTTTTACGTACTAGCCTTAGTATAAACGATCTCATTTCCGAATAAGTCATACCAAATCTTTTAGCGGTGATTCGTAGTGGCATAATCATCTCTCCTCTTTTTACAAATATTTTATTATCTAAAAATTTTAAAGTTCGATCTTTATGTGAAGCAGAACTTATAAAATAAATCCAACAAGAAGCCTGAAGTAAATTTTTAAAAACAGGATTTTTCCAAATATCACGATAGACTAAAAAATAACCGCTTCTTTTTGACATTTTAAGTTTTTTTAATTAAAATTATTTGTAAACTTAATTTAAACACCACACATTCCTTCATAATCTTTAATAAATTTATACTTTAAATCTTTGCAATCCATAGTTATTAATTTCTGCATTAATGTTTATATTTTTTTTTCTTATTGGTATATTTTTATTAAATATTTTATAATTAATATGATGATGCCAACGATTAAATTTTTTTGTAAGTCTTGCAATATCAGGGTGCATATCAACAATCATTTGGCTTTTTTTTAAAGTTCCATCTTTATATATTTCATCAGTATTTCCACCCTTCATTTTTTGTGTAGCCATTTTTCCTTGTAAAAAAATATTAGTTTGAACAGTACACCAACCATCTTTTAAAACTCTAACGCATAAATCTGTATCTTCATTATATCTTCCTCTCCAACGATAAGGAATGTCATTTCTAATTAATAAACAACTATAAATTCTTGTGTTAAAATTAATTGGTGGTCTAAATTCATGCCAATGAACAAAATTAGCATATCCAAAACCAGCTACTGCTATATTTTCATATCTTAAAACAAAATCTTCTAAAATATAAAAAGGATCACCAGACATAAATTTAACTTTCATATTATTATTAAATCTTTCAAATGATTCTATATTGTCATCTAATATCCAATGCCAATTACTTTGATTTTCAATGGCATGATCCCAAACATAATTTCTAGCTGCTCCGCTACCAGTAATTTGAATATTATCTTTACAAAATGTATCGTATTCTTTTTTATATTTAAAAGGTAAAATTAAAATATTATTTTTATTAACTATCTTTAAATATTCTTTATATTCTTGTTCTTCTACAACAATTTTAAAAGGAACTTTTAATTGATTTAAAGTTTGTACTGTTGGATTTTTTTTAAATCTTCCTTTACTTATTATATAAACAGGGAATCTGGGATTATTATTACCTTTGTAATAATATTTACTAGCTTTTTCTATTAATGGAAACCAAGATTGTTTTTCAAATTTACCCTGATTGCCATCAATAAATTTATCTCCATTATAAATAAATTTTTTAACTTGTTTTTTAAAAAATTCATAATCATCTTTATTTTTAAATTTAAAAGTTAATTTAATTTTTGCTCCTTGTTGTTCTGAGTTGTTATATTCAGGCATACCAAACCATTCATTTTGCCAATTAAAAGTTTTTACATCTTCAAATAAAGATAAATTTTTCATTTATAATTTTGTTGATTTATTATTTCAATAGCTTCATCTTTAGTACAAAGAGCAAGTAATTCTTTTACAACTTTAATTATTTTTAATTTTTTATTATAGTTTTTTTGTTTATTTGAATCAATAACTTCAAAGTGTAACTCTTTTAACTCAGTCATTATCTTCTACATTATAAAAATTATTAACTTGTTCAAGTTTATTAATTTCTCTTAAAGTTTTTTGCAATAATTGTTCTTCTGTACCATACCTAGATTCAAATTCTTTTTTGCAATTATGAATACTAAATTCACCTGTATGATGCTCCACACATAATGGTATTGTTTCAAAATGTGATGATCTTCTCCCTATACCTAAACCAATCGGTCTAATATGATGACAATTTGCAGGTCTTTGACAAATTAAACAACCTAATGCAGCTACTTTACTTAAATGTTCTTTTTCTTTTTTTGTTTTTGATTTTTTTTTCATAAAGTATTTTCTTTTTTTCGCCAAATTATTGCTGTCTTGCCATGTGGTGTTTTTTTTTTTAAACCTGAGTCTTCAATTAAATTTAAAATCTGTAATTCTCTAACTCTCCCACACACACTAGATAATAACATATCAAGTTCTTCTGAAATTTCATAATTGGTGCTAGATTTTAATTTTAAAAATTCATATACTTGTTGTCTCTTAGTTTTTATTTTTGGTTTTATTTTTAATAAAGATTCTTTACTTGTTGAAGTATAATTTGCTGATTGATAATCAGTTTCAAAAATATCTAATTGCTTCATCTCATTGTCTCCCTTTAATGACCAGCTTTTAAGTAGAGAGAAACTTAAAAGCTGATCGTATGAATTTAAAAAAAATTAAATTCAAATTAGTATTTGATATGAAAACTAAAATACTGTCTTTCGACTTTGTCATTATATATTTTTAAATATATTTTTATATATTAAATTCAAATAAATTTTTTAATTATTGATTCGTTTTAATAAATAATTTTCAAATAAAAGGTGAAATTAATTTTAAAAAACCTTTATTTTATGCGGTAAATTTGCTATTGACAATTACAACCTAAATATTTAAATATATTATTATAATAAAAAGGAGAGAAAAAAATATGATAACTTTAGGAACATTATCTGACATCTATAATCGTTGGGGTGATAAAGAAAATTTACAACCTTTGTCATGTGCTAAAGAAGAAATATCTAGAGATGATTTAACAGAAAAACAAAGATTTTGGTTACAACGTTTTATTGATCTTTGGGAAGAAACAGTAGAAAAAGAAAGAATAGAATATTATAAAACTAATAACAAAATGAGGGAAATATGAAAATATATAATTCTATTAGTTATCAGTTATCAGAGAAACAAGAAAAACAACTTAATAATTATATAGAAAATTTATTAAAACAAATGAGTCATAAAAATTTAATTGCCAACGCAAAAGAAAACCTAGAGAAAAAATTTTTTGGTTGTGGATATGGAAAGTGTTTAGGTTGGTCTAAAGGTTCATTAATTGCTCATGATATAATAGTGCATGAACCATCTAAAGCATCTTTAGAAGCACAAAGATTATATAATCAAAAAACAAAGGAAACAATTTAATTAACTAAAAAAAAGGAGAGGAAATATGACAACAATAAATGACAACGAAGTTTTAAAAGATAAAATAATAAAACTTTGTTCTTTTATAGAAGCAAAAATAAAATTAAATGATGAAAATGAAAATTATAGTAATTTAAGATTAGTTCATCAAGGTTTTAAAGATATTTGGGAATTATTAGGTTTAGAAGTTTCTAAGGTTGATAGTTGTAGAACAATAGACACTAAATACTATTACGAATATTTAAAGGCTCTTAGAAAAAATAAGAATTTTTTTCCTAAAGGTTTTGAAGAAGATTTCTTGTTAAGTATACGAAGTAAATTAATGTAAAAGCCACCCAAAACAAAAATGAAAAAAAAATATAAAATTAATAACATTGAGATAGACTTTAGAGCAAAAGATTGTTTCTATATAACAATTGGTAAAAAATTAGTTATATATTTTGATAATACTACTGGCGAAAATATAATTGAAAGTTGGAAATTAAAAAATGAAAATACCTAAAAATTCTAGTTTTAGAATTGAATTATCTAAACAGTTTAAAAAAATTTTTCATCAAGACACAACATTTGGTGAATTAGAAAATTTGCAGAATGTAAATTCTGCGGATACTTACTTACAAAATAAAGTAAGTCAATTAGAGGAAATAAAAAATGGACAAGAAATTTCCAAAATTGCAAATTCAATACGACAAGTTCATATTGAGAGAACAAGAACTTTTGAAAAAACTGATTGCAATAAAGGAAAAAAAAAAAATAATAGCTTGGAAACTATATCAATTTAAAAATCCAACAGCAGTTATTTAAATTATAAAAAAGGAAACAGATATGAAAACAATAATATTTACTATAATTTTTTTTATGTTTTTACAAAATTGTTCTTATAAACCTATCATCGACACTTCAGGACGATCAGGAACATTTGATGAAACTAAAGCAACAGAAATTACCAATGACTTACAGCATTGTGATAAGATTGCTAAAGACAATTCAAATATATTAAGCAATATCGTATATTGGACATTTTCTCCAACTATGGATACAAAATATAAAGCAATCAATCGTAAATGTTTAAGCGGGAGAGGGCATTCTTTGTTAAATTAATGAAAAAATTATTACCTAAATTAAAATTTTTTTCTTACATTTGTGCAAAATGTTTTGATGAAAATCCAAAAAAATTAGCCTTTTTTTATGGAAATGAAACAACTTTTAATAATAGTTTGTTATGTCATAAATGTTTTAAAGAAAGTTTTAATTTATTACCAATTGAAAAAAAAAGAGAATGGGGGTTTTATGAGAAAAAAAAGGGCTAACACAACTATTGATGAAATAAATAATTCTATAAAAGAATTAGTATCTCAATGGAATATATCTGAACATGACAATTTTAGAATTGCAACAAAAATTGCTGGTCTTCAATTAAGAAAAGTTAGATTATTAAGAAAAAAGTCTCAAACAAAAGTTGCAAAAGCATTAAATATTACTTTTCAACAAATCCAAAAATACGAAAAAGGTAAAAATTCTATTTCTTTAAATAATGCTCAAAAACTGTGTGAATTTTTTAAAGTTAATATTGACTTTTGGTTTGAACCATTACAAAATCAAAACTTAACATTTTTAAAAAAGAGAGATAACAATGAATATAAAAATGAAAACTTGGCAAGATAAACGTATTCAAAGCTACAAATAAAAAAAAATATAAAAAGGAGAGACAATGATAATTACAACAGAACATGGTTATAAAGTAGAGTTTAATAAAGAGAAGCACGTTTATATTCATAATAATCAATATATTGTGGGAATGAGTACAATTTTAAATAAATTGGCTTCACCAATGCTAGAAAATTGGAAAATAAATCAACAAATAAATTTTATTAAAATAGAAATGGAAAAAGAAGGAATTTCATTAGATCAAATTCAAAAAATTTGTAGTAATGCAAAAATTAATGCTCAAAAGACTGGTGATAATATTTTAAATATTGGTTCAATGGTGCATAAATTTTGTGAAATGTGGCTTAAAAAAGAAAAATTTATTGAACCAACTGATCCCATAATTAAAAATTGTTTTTATAAATTTAAAAAGTTTTGGTCAAAAAATAAGTTGAAGTTGGTCGAAAGCGAAAAAATCTTATACTCCGATAGAGGTTATTGTGGAACTTTAGATTTAATTGCAAAAGACCCCTTAAATAATCTTTGGCTCATAGACATAAAAACTTCTAAAGGTTTATTTTTCAATCATATTTTACAGCTTCATGGATATAAACTCGCTTATGAAGAACAAACAAAAAAAAAAATAAATAAAATGTACTTGGTTCGATTGCCAAAAGATTCTGATGATTTCGAAGCAAGGCATATTTTATATAAAAAGGAACACTTAAAAGCCTTCGTTGGATTACTCTCTTGCCATAAAGCTGAGATATTATTCAATGAATCAGTAAGAAAATATAATCAACTAAAAAAAGGACAAAACAATGTATCAAAAAAATAAATTCGACTTGCCATTTTGTGGGCTAACAATGAAATTATTTCCAACTGGCAATACTTCCCCAAAATTTGAATTTTCTGGAGAAGCATCTAAATGCAAATTTATTTGTTCATTAACTAAAAGAAAATATAATTTAAGTCAGATTTCTGAATGGTTTAATACACCACAGGTTAGAAAATATACTGAATCAGGTTATATTTTAAAATATATGACTAAAACTCAAGAAATGCAAAATCCAATTAAATATTCAAAAGGAGATTTAGAGCAAATCTTTTGTTTAGTAATGATAAAACCTTATAATCCAAGTTTAAATGTTGATGGAATAAAACCTATATCTGCAAAAATGCCATCAACATTTAAAGAAGTGAGTATGAATGAAGCACAACCAGCTGCACCAGATCATGCTGTGCCAATAGACATGAACGATCTTGATGATGAAATTCCATTTTAATATTTAAATATGCAATATGAAATTTAAAGAAGAAATTTATAATCTAAAAAAAGATTTAGCTTTAAAAATAGAAGAAATTCAAATAATGAATTTACAAAATATAAACTTACAAAACAAAATAAAGAAATTAAATAATAAAATTATAGTTATGAAACAACAGATAAAAGATTTATTTGAACACCCATGATAATATTTGGTTACCCTATACATAAAAAAATTTGGCAAATAATTATCTTATTAATTTTAATTAGTCTTATTTTTTTAATATGTTAATAAGTGAAAATTCTTATAAAGAACTTGAAAAAGCCTCAAAAGATTGGTCAGAGTGGCATAAAAAAGTTATTATTCTTGATGAAGGAAAAAAAGCAATTTTTGCAAAATGTTTTTTAAAACATAAACTGACTTGTAAAACTATTATTGAAGCTGAATATAAAGCTAGATTAGATTCTGAATATCAAAATATTGTTGAGCAATATGCAGAAGCGGAATTAAATTTAATCAAAGCAAAATACCATTATAATAATATTGATAAATATTTAAGTTTAAAACAATCAGAATTAAAAAGAGATTTAAATTTAACTTTCAAACAACCTTCTTAATGAAGTGTAATATGCAAACCATCTAAATTGGTTTTTGAATCTATCTCCTTTTCGGTATAATTATAATCAATTAAATCAACATCTTCATTTTTAGAAATATCAGTCAATAATTGCAAGAGTTTAGGTCTACTAGGTTTTACATCTATAAATCTAAAAAGAATATAATGTCCATAAGGATTATTTTTTGTTTCAACTTGAAACTCTGCGTTGATAATTACAAAATCTGTTTGCATAACAGATATTATCAAATTTTAAAAATTAATTATATTTATTTTTTATTTGGATTTATAATCTCGGTAGCTTTGATTCCATATATTGCAGCAACAACACTAATCCACAAACCAGTAATCCACCATGGCATAGCTTGTAATTTTTCAAAATATAAATCTAATTTTGTTTGTATCTTCTCATCATCAGTAAAGACTCCATAAAATAAAATTAATAATGGTGAAGATAATATTAATAAGACAAACTCATCTTTCCAATCTTTACTTTGATTTTCAAAAATTTTTCCTGTGTATTCTATTTCACCTCGTTTCATTTTTTGTGCGTGTTCTAATTCCGCTTGTGAAATAATAATTTTAGTTTGTTGTTTATTTTTATAAACTTCAGCTGCAGTTTTAAAAATAGAAGGTAATAAATTTATCCACATTTTAATTCTTTTGCTAATTGACAATAATGTATAATTTTATCATACTTTTCTTTTTGGTTCTCACCTTTTTTATTTCTCACAGCATATTTTACAATATTGCCATCTATAAAATCTAAATTATGCGATATAATCAATTCTATGGGTTGTATTTTACCTTTATAGTGGTTACCACCTATTTGATAATCAATAGCCTTTAAAATCGCTTTATGACGCTTTAAACTATACAATTTTGCCAATCCAATTGTTTTTAGAATCTAAAACCATAGGTAATAGCCTTGGAATACCATCAAGTATTATACCACAACCTAAAATGAATCGTGTTCTAAAGTTCTTTGCATAAGAAAAAGCCATATTTTTCTGATCTATTAAACAACCTACATTCATCGCAAAGAATAAGTTGTCAGGGTTTGCCCACCAGGAAATTAAGAACTTAGTGTGATAATGACCTTGAACTGCGGACATACCCATAGTTTGACTTACTTTTAAAATATCAGAAGACCTTCCATGTGTAAAAAAACACTTTTGTTTATTTGAGAGTATTAAAGTAAGATCATCTACCCATTTCCATTTTTTTGTGCCTAAAAATTCGCCATAATCTTTTAAAAATTCTCTGGACATTCCATATTTTAAAGCACGTCTATAAACTAAACTTGAATGGTTGCTATCTACTTCAATTACTTTAGGAAATAAATTTTCTAATTCTTTAATATATTTTTTTGCTTCTTTTAATTCATGTCCAGCACTAAATAAATCTGGGTTATGATCGTGCATAGAAATGGCATGAAAATCCAAACAATCTCCAATATTTATAACAAAATCTGGTTTATATTCTTTATTTATTTCAGTTAAAAATTTTAAAGAGTCTTTATGATGGTAAGGTATATGAAGATCAGAAATTACTAAAATTTTTTTATAACTCATACAATTTAAAATTGTATCTTATAATTTAGCATCTAGCAAAATAAAAATCACATAACTCATGGCAGAGATTATTGATCCAGTAGAAATTAGCAAAATATTTTCTAATCTTTTAATTCTTTGGTCAATACATTTAATCTTTTCATGTGTCAGTTTTTGCATCAATCTACATAACTTTTCATGTGAATCTAACCTAGATGCTAAGTTCTTCATCTTTTTTTCTTAGCCATCATCATTTTATTTTTTCTGGGTCTACCACGTTTTGACCCATAGGTTCCTCTACCTTTTGGCATAAATCTCCTTTATTTAATTATTTTTAATAATTTCAGCAAGTTGCAAACATCTTTTAGGAGTCTGCAAATACCATTTACTATTTATCATTTCCGAACTAGCTTTGCAATAATCTTTTTCTTTAAGTGCTAAAAACATTTTTTTAAAATTAATGACTCTGGGTTTTCCAAGTTGAAAACACATTTCAATTATCACCCCTAAAATTTTATCATTGTGTTCAATATTTTTTAAAAGATCAATGGCACTTTGTTTTGCTATTTCAAAATCTTTTTCAAAAATTTCTTCAAGAATTTCTTTACTATAATCATGATTTTCTAAAAAATTATCTTTAGGGGTAATTAAATGACCATAACCAATAGTTTTAAATCCTAAACTGTCTTTATAAATACTACTTCTAAATCCTTCATGTTGTTTAATGCGATTTTTAATTTCTTCCATTAAAATATTCTATACATTCTGCAATAGTTTGTTGTCTAATATACTCATCTCTTATTTCCTGAGATGTGGGTTGCGGATATATGCTATCCCATCTATCAATGATAAAGTCCCCAGCAGATGTTAAATCATAACTAGCTTCAGGAACTAAGGATTTCATAACAGTATTAATACCCCAAGAAAAACCATTTTCATTAGTGTATAACTTTATTATTTTTTCAATAGAAAGTTTTCTTACCATTATAGTTTAAGCTCAGTTAAATTTTTATTATCACCTAAAATACCTTTTACAAAAACATTAAAAGCTAAACTTATTCTTGTATTTATTCCTTCTTTTGTTTCTACCATGTGAGTTAATGATGATGGAAATAATATTACATCTCCAGTTTTAACTGTAAACCACCAGCTTTCAGAATTATATAAATTCCATTCTTTTACCTCTAACTTTAATGTTTTATATCCTTCATTAAAAAATTTAATTTTATCAAATTTATCATCACAGCTAATATAAAATACTCCTGATACTAAAGAGTTTGGGTGTGCGTGTTTATGATGATATTGATTGGTTTCAGTATAATTTAACCAAGATTGCGTAATGTAAGGTTCTACATTTTTAGCAGATAATACTTTGTCAAAATAATCTTGTACTCTTAACATTAAATCTTTTTTAAGAGTTTTAAATGATTTTTCTTCTAGTATATAATTATTATTTGAGGTTATATTTCCTTCGTTTTTATAAAAATCTTTTTGAGATTTATTTACTAAATCTAATTCTTGTTTTGAAAGTTTTCTATCTAATTTAGAAATATAGACTGGTGTTGGAAATATTCCATTTATTATTGCTTCCATTATACTTCGTAGTTTTTATTATACTAAATCCCAAGATTGATTTTGTTCGTTCCAACTATATTTATTGTTATCCTGTGGATAAGGTATTGGAGATTCCCATAAACAAGTATTCTCATTTAATATCCAACTATTGTAAGGTTTTTTAGGAATAAAAGCATCTCTATCTTCATCATAAGTATAACCTATTCCTGCGTGATTTTTTCTTAAGGGTGTTCCACCATTATCATGTACTCCACCATGAGTATTATAAGATGTTTGTTTCCAGATAGCCCAGCCAGTTAATTTAGTTAGAAAATCTATTCCAATATTTTCTTGTTCTACTCCATTACTGTCATGTAAAACTTCATTTACTACTGATTGAACCTCAATCACTTTATTGTTTAAACCTATTTTTGCAAAACTAGCCATTATGCTGTGTAACTCCCTGAACCATTAAATTGTAAAATTGTATTACTACCTGATGTTGTAACTGTTGGTGAACCACTTGTAGTTCCAGAGTATGAAGCAGTTGGTACACTCAATATAACAACTCCTTTTCCACCTGCACCACCATTACCTGGGGTTGAACCACCACCACCTCCACCACCTTTGTTTACTGTTCCAGATGAACCAGATGTACCAATTACATTTGAACCATTACCACCTCCTCCTGTACCTCCAGTTCCAGCTGTTCCTCCATCATAACTGTTTGATCCACCCCCTCCAGCATAAGTTACTGACGAACCAGTTATTGAAGAAGCTGAACCATTACCACCATTACCACCAGCTGTAGATGTACCATTACCACCTACACCTCCTGCACCACCTCCTCCACCTTGTCCAAAATTTGGAGCATTTCCACCACTTGTACCCGTACCACCATTATTTCCTTGACTTGGTGATGTGCTTGGAGTGTTACCAGCTCCTCCTGGACTTGAACCTGGAGCATCAAAAAATGAACCTCCACCACCAGAACCACCAGCACCACCAGGAGAACTTGGTCTAGTATCTCCAGCACCATACCCTCCTCCAGCAGAAGTTATTGTTGTTAAACCTGTTCCTGATATTGAGCTACTACTTCCTTGAGTACCATTAATTGAAGTACCACCTGCACCACCATCTCCTACTGTTACAGTAATTACTGTTCCAGCAGTAACTGTTTGAGTAGAAGTTCTAAAACCTCCAGCACCACCACCACCATTATGAGCTTTTGTTCCTCCACCTCCACCTCCACCTCCAGCTACTACTAAAAAATCTACTGAATAAGTAATTGGGTCAATATTTTGTGAACCTTCATTAGCACCAGAATAAGAAATCCAACCTTGTGTATTATCAATATAAACTATTCTTGTAGCTTCTCTATTTGTTGTGAGTTTTTTATTTAATGTTCCACTTTCAATTTTATTTCCATTAGCACCTAGTGTAATATTATTGGTAGCAAAAGTTCCTGCATAATCTACAATTACAATTTCATCTCCAGCAGTAGGTGAAGCTGGTAATGTAACTGTAAATGCAGATGAAGTTGTATTACAGAAAAATCCTTTATTCGCAGTTGCAGTAAATCCTGTTGTTTTAACAGTTGTGTCCCAATCTACTGTTCCATCTGCTGATGTTGATGCAAATGATAATACACCAGAGCCATTAGTAACAAGACTTTGTCCATTTGTTCCATCAGCACTTGGTAAAATAAATGTTGTGTCAGTAGATAATGAAGTTGGTGCTTTTAATGCTACATAGTTAGTTCCATTAGCTGTTGTCTCTCTAAAGCGAACTTCTTTTTGATTATCTAAAATTAAATTTACTGTTGATGTAGAAGCTGAATCTGAAAGTGTTAAAACTGTGCCAGTTGCAGTAGTTGATAGACCAGTAATTGATACTGTTGAGTCTAACCAGTTTACTGTATTAGCACTATGGTCAAGTGTAGCTAAAGATATGTCATCAGCACCATCATAATACTTTAAAGTAGGGGAAGTTGCAGATGTAGTATCTAGCCAAATTGTACCAGCTGCCGCACCGCTTGGTCTTGATGTACCTGAATGAGTAGTTTTAACAGCACTTAAAAAATCATTGAGGTCGCTTCTAAAAGCAGGAAATCCCTGATTATTTATAACAAAATCGTGTTGTGCCATAATTTATATAATATATTAATCAATAACCTTTTGCAAGGTAATCAAAAGTTTTACTAACACCTGAGTTGCTACTATTTTTAAAAGCAATATTAAAACCATTAATTGTTTTAGAAGTTAATAAGTAATAATCGCCAGTTGCTAAACCTTGTGCAGTAATACCAACAGCATAATTAGCAGAATAAAATGGATTTGTAAATGTTACTGTGTATGTTCCAGTTCCTGATACAATATCGTTTCCACTAAATATTCTATCTTCCATATCAATTATAACTGATAAAGCTGAAATAACTGGAGTTGAAGATAAATCAGAAGATGTCATAACTACTTTGAATTTAAAATATCTTGCACGATAATTTCCAATTACAAAATTTCTAAATTCAGTATAAGTTATATCATCATCAGAAGTAGCTATCTCAATATGAGCATTACAGTTAGCTGGTGTATCTCCATCAAAGTTAGAAGAAGCATCATCAAAGTCTCCAGTTCTACTGTCAAATAAGTCATCAAGATTATCTGCTGTTTGAGTTATAGAAGCAGTTACTCTAGCTGTATAAGTAGCACCAATATCAATTGGAGATGAAAATAAATAAGAACCTTCAGCATATAAATCGGCAGATGTAACACCAGAATCAAACAAACCAGTAGCAGAATCAAAATTTCCTGAAGCACTATCAAAAAGTTCAGATGAATCTAATCGTAATGTATTATCTAATACTACTGTATTAGTTTTTGTTCCTGAAAATGTAGGAGATTCAGTTTGTGTTGCAACAGCATTAAAGTTTCCAATAGAAGTAACTGTTGTTGAAATGATAGCTTCATTAGAAGAAAAGTTTCCTAATTTGTCTATTGCTTTTATCAGGTAAGAACCTACTCTAGCTGGAACTGTAACTGAAGTTGCAGGTCTTGCTATTTTTTCTACAAGAGCAACTGAGTTTTGCCAATCAGCACCAGTAGTAAGTGTTGAGTATCTAATAGAGTAATAAGCCAAATCTAAATCTGGTACAGCTTCCCAACTTAAATGTGCGTCTTGTCCAATAATGTTACAAGCAAAATCTTCAACATCAGAAGGTGGTGCAATAGCACCAACAATTGTTCTTGAAGCAGAAGTATAAGAAGAAGATACTCCTAAAGTATTTACAGCTTTAACTCTTACATTGTAGATTTCTTGATCTATAACATTTAATACTCTTTGAAATAATCCTTTACCAGTAGAGTGTACTTTAAAATCTGTTTCATCAGATTTTTTATATTCAACTTGATAATAGTCTACAAAGCTATCAGGGGAAGCACCTATTTCAATATCCAGAGCAACGATAACAGTTCCATCATTGTATGCGATAAGTTGGTCATCTAAAGTAACTGAAGCTGGTGCAGATACCGAGAATGGATTTGGTAAATTTGTGGCAGGAGTTGAACTTTGTTCTAATTTTGATGCCCAAGTGTAATGAGAGGCTTGGTATTCCACGAGAGATAATGAGATTGAATAATCGTTGTTGTATGTAATTCCAATCACTCTAAAGTTTTTTGAAACAAAACCTAAAGAATTTAAACTAACAGAAACAATATCTCCAATAGTTAATTCATACGCTTTAAATGAAACTGTCAAACCTAGGTTTAGTGCTGCTCTACTTCTTCTTAATATCACTTCTGCCATCTCCTCAGCTTGATAAGGAGAAGTTATACTCCCAAATTCGAATCGTCCTTCAAGTAAAATTCCACCATCTTCAGCTTTCATTGTTGCGTGTTGGTCAGATGCACTTAATCCTGAATCATCAACTGGGGGAAATTGCACCTCATCTGTTTGGTAATTTCGATCTGGATTAATAAAAGAAGCTATGACTCGATTATACTTTTCAGTTTTATTTGGTATTGATAAAGAATATCCGCCCACAATATCATCTTCATTAAAACTCATCACAGAATTACCAATTGTTTCAATAATTAAACTGTATTGTCCTTGAGAATATGGAAGATAACCACGACAACCTTTTAAAAATTCTTTTACATTTTCTAAAATAGTATTTGAAGTATCAACTGCAAAATTACAATCAAAAATATTTATATTTGAAGCACTAGCATAAGGTTGTACTTGTGTTTCGCAAACTAAACTTGCATTATAAAAACTTTGTTTATTTATTTCTGTAGCTAATAAACCTTTTCCATATCTACTGTTTGTTAAGTAATCTAATAAACACCATGCAGGATTTTTACTAAATGCTGCTGATAAAGAATTTAAATTACTGTCATAAGCAACTACTTTTTTACCTTGAATGATCGCCTGAACATTTGGTATTCCAGTAAAAGCATCTTGATTCCATGTAAATTTTAATGCTAAATAACATAAACCTGAAAGTTTATGATTTGAACCCCAAGAACTTAATTCATCAAGAAGTGATGATGTACTTTGTCCATCAGTTCCATAATGAGGTTCAACAGTAATTAGAGATGTAGAATTTTTATAAAAATTTGTATCTGAACTTGACACAGTTCTTTGAACATTGTCTGATAATGCACCAGAAAAAGTAACAACATTATCATTAACTCTAATTTCAGTAATATTAGAAATTTCACCCTCTGCCATTACAATCGCCATATAAAGATAAGTATTATCTGAACTGGTTTCCATAAATACTCTTATTCCACCACATAACCTTTCGCCATAAATAATTGGAATATTGGCATCATTTGATTCCTTATTTAAAAGTAAACCTTTTTCAAAGTTATCAAATGAATTGCTACCAAATTCAGGAAGTTCTTTTACTTTTGGTCTTAAAGCCCAAGATATAAATAAAGTTGTGGCAAGAGTGGAAATAGGACTTAAATTTTTAACGAAGCCTATTGCTTTAGTTATTAGACTTAAACCTTTAAATAATCCCATTAATTTCTACCCCATTTAATATTTAAAACATTTTGAGAAGCAAAATCCATACCAAGATCATTTATAAAAAAACGTTTTTGAGAAGTCGGATTGGTCTTTCGACCATTTTTTTTTTCAAAATCTGCCCAATGACTTACTACACTTAAATTTACCACAGATGACGTTTCTTTTTCTTCGATTGAAAAACTTTCAATTTTACCGTTATATAATAAAAAAGGATTATTTATGATGCTATTACTTGAATTTAAAAAAGCCCTATAAATATCAACGTTAATATTTGTTACATTCTCTGATAAACATAAGGATATAAATGTTTGATTAGCACCAGATAAAGAAATTATTAAAGATGATTTACTTAAATCTGTTTGTTCAACAAACTCTGAAAATCCTAGAATAAAACTACTAGCCGAATAAGTTCTTGAAGTTCCAGAAACACTACTGGTCAATTCAAATGAATTATCGGTTATGTGAACAGGAGTAGAAAAATTTAATGAAATTAAATGAACTGGTCTAATATTATTACTGCTGAGTTCATTTTTAACTGCTGTCTCTAATGTTCGTGTCATATAATTCGTAAGTTGATCTATTTATTGAATTAGATTGTTTTACCATAGTAAAACTAAAAGTTCCATCAGGTATTGAATTATATTTTAAATTATTTTTTTCAAATTCAATCTCTGATTCATCAACTATTTTTTCAGCAATAAAATCTGCACTAATCCAATGCCTAATTAAATATTTAGACATTATAGAGATTCTTCTACGTCAAATTGATACTCGAATAAAAGTTTTCCATCACTAGTAAGATTTGCTGCACCAAATTCTTGAAGATCAGTAGTCAAATGAACATTAAAAGGGACATCATCATAAGTAACTATTGAATTATCTGTCAAAGCAGAGATTAATGGCGGTTCAATTGTAATTGTTGAAGCATTAGAAACTGGGTTTACATCATTGATAATCATATAAACTTTAGAATGAGAAGCAAATTTAATAAAATCTCCAGAACGAAAAGCATTTGGACTATTATTGTGGTGTCCATCTATGTCAATAGTAGTATCACCAACACTATGAGAACCATTGACTAAAATTGTACCAGTCTCATGTCCTCGTGCATCTTTAATTTCTGGTGGTGTGATGGTAAAATTTTCTTTACCTGATCTTTGCTTCAAAATAAATGCAATTAATTCTCCATAAATTGAAGATCGAGTTCCTGTTATAATTTTAACAGTAAAAATCCATCTTTGATTATCAATTTGTCTAGCTAATTTTTTTCCTGATAATGATTTAGAAATAATAGTTGTTTGTAAAGATTTAATTCCTAAAGTAGAAAATTTTGCAGATGCTATAGGGAATGTACCTGACATTTATATTAAATTTTTAACTCCTCGTTCATTTACAGCATTATTTATTAACTGAGTAATTGTGCCTCTTGATCTTATTAAAAGTTCTTCAAACCCACTAGCATCATTTGTAGTAATGTTAAAATTTATATTTGTTGATCCAGTATTTAAACCTCTTGCAGATTGGGTGATTTGACCAGGGCTATTTGGAATAAATAATTCAGCACCCCGTTCTCCAACAATTACTGGTTTATTCGCACCAACTGCTCCACCACTTGCTTTAAAAGGAAAAAAACTTGATGCTGTTTTAAATAATAATTGTTTTTTAAGTTGAGAATTTTGTTCTTTAATTATATCTAATTTTTTGATTTCATTATCAGTTGAATCTTTTGTTAAAATTTTTTCAATAGATAACAATGCTAATCGTTCAATCATTTTAGCTAAAACATCTACCATAATACTTTGAGCAAATTCTTTAAATGAAATATTTAAACTTCTTCCTAAAACTACTGCTTCAGCAAATTTACGAGAAAAAGAACTAACAGATAGATTTATTAAATTAAATATTTCATTTGATAAAGAATATTCTTTATTTTGTAATTTAAGTTTTTCAAGAATTTCAATGTGAAGTGCTTTCATTACTTTTATATCTTCATTAAGATGTAATTGAAATAATCTATTAGGTTGAAAGGCTCCTATTTTTTTTTCGTTATCTTTTATATTATTTGTTATTTTATTAATTTGATTGTTAATTTCTTGATTACGCTTTAAATGATTTTCTAAAATTTTTAATCTTGTGTTGGCATCTATTTTTTGTTTTGTTAGTGAAGCCATTAATGTAGCTATTATTGGATTTCTCACACCACCAAATAACTCAAAGGTAGTAATTGGTAAATTTTCTTTTTTTGACATTTCATCTAATGCTTTTGATAAACCGTTTATTTCTTTTTTTAAAAATCCAGTTGCACCAGTAACTTCATTAATATTTCCAACTAAATTTAAAAAACTATTATTCATATTTGAAATTGCTTCCAATAATGTTCCTTCTACTTGAGTATTTAATAGATTAATTGCTTCAGTATTTCCCAATATAGTTTGTAAAAGTATCTCACCAGTAATTTTGCCTTGTTTAGACATTTCTTTTAGTTGTTCTTTAGTAACTCCTAAAGATTCTGATAATATATCTAATAATCGTGGTAAACCTTTTGTTTGAATTTTGAAATCATTAGCTTGTAATTCGCCTAAAGAAAAAGCCTGTGCTAATTGGAATATGGCGTTACTTGCTCTATCTGCACTAACACCAGAACTTCTAACTAATTTATTTACATTTTCTGTTAATTGTAAAAGATCTTTATTTGATAATGATAAATGATCTGTTTCACGAGCAAGTAAACTAAAAGTTTCTACTGTATCAGTAAATCTTGAATTAGTTTTTTGAGAAATATTAAATAATTCATTTTGAATACTTTTTAAATCTGATGATGATTTTAAAACTGGTCTTAATTTATTTTGTAAATTTTCAAATACACTACTTAATTCAAAATATTTTCCAACAACTACCGAACTTGCAACTGCTAATAAAATATTTTTTAAATTTAAAAGGCTATTTTTAGTTTTAGAAACGTTATTTTGAAGACTATTAAATGCCTGTACTGATTTATCCTTTGCAACAATGTCTATTTTAAGTTGATCTGTCATTATTTTAATTTCTTTGCTTCAGCTAATGATAAATTTGTTTTATACTGTTCTTGTTCTTTTGACAAGTATGCTAACCATAAATTATAATGGCTAACTGGCATATCTAAAACTTCTTGAATTGTTAAATGTAATCGTTCAGCAACAACTAACAGCGACCTTATTTCAGGATCGCTATTTACTTTGATTGGGCTTCTTCGTAATTTGTATCTAAAAGAATTTGATTTGCAATAATTGATATAATATTTGAATCAGCTTTTTTTCGTAATGCAAATTTATCTTCAGGGCTAAATGCTTTTTGTAATTCACCCTTATCATTTTTAATTTGCAACTTCATAATTAAAAGATCAACTAAGACAGTTAAATCTTGAAAGTTATTTGATTTTTTAAAAATAATATTTTTTTCTTCTAAAGTTAAAGGCTCACTAAAAAAAATACTTGGTTGACCATGTTCATCTTTCCATTCTGGAACTTCGATTTTAATAGTCTTTAAACCTTCAAAATGATTTTTTACTCTGTCAATAACTGACATAGATTAAAATTAGACAGTTCCAATTGTTAATGAGCCTGTGCCTTGAAAATTAACAGTTCTTGAAACTATTGCGTCCATAGCGTTTGCTATTGTTACTCCAGTTATAATCCCTGTACCTGTAAATTTTTGATCTCCAGAATCATTACCCTCAGGTAATAATACAAAACTGATTGATGATCCTGATAATAAAGTTTCCTGTGGGGCATTACTCTCATCATAATTCATTTCGATTGATCCACTAAATG